CTACGGAAATTGATGGAGCATTTGTATCTGAAGTTTATAATAGTTTAAAGAATTTCAATGTTCAATCAGGGAATTTATCATCGATATCTTCTGTTAATATTAAACGTGAGGTTGGCGATTTGCACAAAAAATCCGTCTTCCGCTATATTGATAATGGTTGTATTAATGTTTATGGTTCTTTCACCGATTTCCGTGGTAAGGCTAAGTCTAATGTTGAAAACTCACCGATGAGTGCTTTCCTTATGGACAAGGGTTACGAAGTGAAATATTGTAAACCTGAAATGAAATCATGGGTCCCGTGGCATATTGCTGCAAAGGATCTAGTGAGACCCATTTCGGAACTCGATACTGGTATCCTCGATCGCTGTGTCGTGGGGTATATCAACGATGTTTGCGATAATCTTGAAAATTTAGATAATGTGAAGGATATGCTGATGGTCCTTGACGATTTTACTACGATCAATGGGGCTCAAGTTGCCTACATAGATAAGATGAAACGTAACACCAGTGCTGGTAATCCATGGAAGAGATCGAAGAAGTATTTCTTGCGTAGTATACCACCTAATCATGGTATGCAGGATCCTGTCGAAGTGGATGAAGAGATTGGTGACAGAATGGACGCTATATTAGAGTGTTACCGTCAGAATCAACAATTTCATCCAAATTTTTGTGCCCATTTGAAAGACGAACCAGTTTCCTTCAAAAAAGCAAAGGTTGGTAAAACCCGTGTTTTCACGGGGGCGACTATGGATTGGTCTCTTATCGTAAGAAAATATTTGCTTTCGTTCACTCGCTTGCTTCAAAATGAGCGATTTGCCTTTGAGGCTGCTCCAGGCACTATAGCACAGTCCCTGGAATGGCATGAACTTTACGAGTATATTGTCAAGAACGGCAATGACCGTATAGTGGCTGGCGATTACAAGGCTTTCGATAAACGTATGAGTCCTAAGGAAATCTTGGCTGCATTTGATATAATAATATACTTTTGTCAATTGTCTGGCAATTATTCTGAGGAGGATATACAAATTGTTAGGTGTATTGCCGAAGATACTGCCTTTGCCTTAGTTGATTTCAATGGGGATTTAGTACAATTCTAT